CCCACCACACGGTGCCGCTTGTCGCGTTCAACACCGAGCTTTTGAAGACCGCGCCTTGCGGGTGATTAATCCAAGCAAGATCATGATATTTTGGTGGCCCCCAAACACCCCATGGGAGGTATTCTTCATTGGCTGCACCAACATCAACTTCAGTGTTCATTTCTATTCGAATAAACTTAGAGCGATTTGGCCAATTGCCTCTTTCGCGAAGGATCCGCTCAGTTGGATCAAAAACTGTATACATATCACCAACTTGACGAGCAACATAATTTTCAGAATCTGGATTTAGATTACAATTGTCATATTTCTCTAAAACAAGCTTCGCGCCGTCGCGATCTCTGATATCGCGGAGTTCAATACTGAAAGTGCCGTATTTGTTGTCATTATTTTTGGAATATCTAATATTTGTAATAGAAATCTTAAACTTGTTTTGACACCAAGTACCATTATCCAATCCGTGAAAACGGAAAAGCTTTTGCATATTCCTAGCATCGAAAGATGTTCTTTCACCAACATTTTGTGAAATAAACCAACCAGTTCTGCTATTTCTACGATTACCGGAGCTATCTGCAAATGCTGCTAATTTATGGCCATGATCATAATTTGCAGCCGTACTATTTGTCGCATGAATCGGCATAATTATGCCTAAATATTTTGGTGTGGCGGCGGCGCCGGCAGCAACATTTCCGTCTACATTTAAATATGTCATATTTACAGCTGAATAGGTGCCAGAAATTGCTGTATTTCTAGATGCCTCAATGTCTATTGTATCACAAAATGATTCACCAAGCCAATATGACGAAGTTACAGAGCTAATGTTTGTGTTAACCAACGTTGGGTTCGTGTTAAAGACTCTTCGAAGATAGTTTCTATCACCACTATCAATTGAAAATTCAATTGTTTCGCTGAAGCCCATATCACTATTTTCAAGACTAGCTTTGAAACGGCCATCATTATCAGACTGCATCAAAACACTAATTGAGTGAGTCATAACATTGTCCGCAGCGGCCACACCACCTAGAGAGCCGGTCCCGTCTGCCGTTGTTCCATCTAAACCAATAGAACCGCCGTTCATATACCAAATTGCCGCCAAAGAACCGGTGGCTTGAGCCGCCGGAACGGATGGATACAGAACCATGTCGGTGTGTTGAGATGCAGAGATCTTGGGAGGAAACACCCAGAGGCCATATGCGCCGCCTGTTTGATTGCCAGCTTTGAGTGTACTTGGCAAGGTAATTGCCACCTGATCAGTTCGCCAACCGGCCTGACCGCTGTTATTTGAAGTGGCCGCTGTTCTATTTTTGTGTTCTGTACCCAACAACCGCACAACATTAATTGTGGGTGAGTTTTTAAGCCATGCCTGTGCGGCATAAGCAGCATAAGTTGGGGCTTGTGGTTCGCCGCTTCTCCAAACATCTGTGCCGTCATTGCCAGCAGTAGGCTGTCCGAAAACATCAACAAACTCTGCAAACGACTCAACGCGGACGGGGCGCATTGCCGGTCCTTTACGAGTATTGCCTATGATTAGCGGGCCTACAGGCTGTGGTTCGCTTGGTAACTGCGAATTGTCAATTTCATTTAGGAAAACCCCGGGTGATATAAATTTGAATTTTCTGGCCATATTATTCGCTCTCCTGAGTATTACAAGTTGATACTACAGTAAATAGTTAATGAAATGTCAAAATGCAGGTATTAGCCTCTGAAGTCTTCACTGCCAATTTCATTTATATCGCCAACAATCACTCTTTCTCTTTTGAACTTGAGATCTACAAGATTTTCTCGTATAGCAATCTTTGGTGTTTCTTGATTTTTATCCGCGCCAATCAAATATCCTAAAACTTTAATTTTAACCACCGTTTCATACTTCTTTTCTTCTTCTGCTAAAGATGCAATATTGTTTTCCGAAGCATAGCTATCCTCAATGAACACATCATAAAAATGATTGTCTTGCTCGACTCTAAAGTGATTTATGCCCCCAGTATAGGTTGCAAATGGTGCCATCATTTCGTTCATTTGCTGCTGATAATCTGCGCGCAAATTAATATTATATGTGAGATCGTAATATACCGGAAATGGAATAGAAATTGTCTGATAAACGATCTTTTTATTTTTCTTTAATTTATTAGGAAAGTAATACTGCCCCAATACTCTGTTTGAATCTGTTGCTGCAAAATTTCTTGTCTTGTTTTGATTCATCCTTCTTGTCAAAGTAAAAGCGCCGCCCCTATATCCGCGAGATCCCATATTATCCGGATAAAGATTTCCGGGCATTGGCCTAGCACTTACTGGTGTCTTTGTCATACCCTCTCTTTCTATCGTCATCAAAGGGAAAATAAGAGATTCAGAATCAACACTTCTCATTTCGCGCTTATTTTTGATCTGAAATGCTCTTTCGGCAGTAATCCAGACGACAGGCACTTTTTTCCAGCCATCGTTTGTAGAAGAATGAATGTTTAAAGCGTCATCAACCCACTTTAACACCGCTTTGTCGATCGTTGCAAAAGTTGACGGCTTTAAATTTAAGATTTTACCAGTTTTTTTTGTTTTACTTGGCATTAAACTTGCCCTCTCTTGCTCTTATACATTTGGCAACGATTTCATAGCGTGCATCTGGCTGTCCGTAAAGCTGTTTTGGCTCATCTAAGGAAACGATTTCATAAAAGATCTCACCGTACAAAACAAAATCGCCCTCTCTTACAAAAATATCCTGATCTTCTGTTATTCTTCTTTTGTGAAAATGTATTGTTATAGATGATTTTCTATCTACGCCAAATTTTCCCGTTTCTGTAGTAAGACCTTCCCATTCAATCAAAGCATATACTCTAATAGGAGGCAGTGTTGTTTTTTTGATCGCCTCGCCGTAAACATCATGAAATTCTGAATGTTCAACACTAACTGAATAATATAATACTTGCTGCCCGACAACTCGTTCAATAACCTCATCATTAATTTGTTTGACAAAGTTTTTCTCCTTTTCACCCGTAAATAACGGAGGTGGTGGAGCATCCGGTTGTGACCATTTGTCTTCTGCCATCTATTTACCCCACTAAAAATGGAAGCGGAATATGTTGTTGTGTCTTAGTAGCATTTTCAACTATTGAAGCGTCCCTCTCTGCCAACTTGGCATATGTCAATTCATCAAGAACTGTCTTTAACTCTTCTCTGAGCTTGTCTTGTTCTTCTTTTGCTTGTGATAACAAGTCGGCCGAATTTAAAGTTACTGTTTCACCGGGAATTGGTATTGTTCCGCCGAATTTGCCTCTAATTTGTCCCAGCATCTCTTTTGATAAGGCCAGCGCAAATCTTCTAATCCACTGCTTACCAATACTGTTAATATTAATATATGAAATGTTTGCATAGGGCAAAGTATTCAGGTTATTAACGCCATCAACGCCCTTCTTTCTGTCTGTCATATACTCTTGCCACGGCTCTCGCTCGTTTTCAATAGTAAACTTAACCCAAAACTTCGAAGGGCTTGAATCGATTGGTGTTGGAAACACTCTGAGTTTATTGTTGAATAACTCATAGCTATAATTCGATGTTCTTGTCGTAATGCTGTCCTCATACTGCATCGCCTGCAATTTGTTTTGCCATGTAGGAATAACTTCGAATGTTGATTCGTCAGCATACATTCCATAAGTCGACAAGTTACCAAGGACATTTAATCCGCCATAATATGCAAAGAATCTCCACATTGATCTTGGTGTTCTGTGATAAACCTTTCTAATGGTAATTTTGTTTTTTCCTACTTTATTGTAATATGGAAATGCCGTATTTGAGCCATCAATTGAAGCTGAGTATATAATGTCTTGTAAATCATAATCTTGTACGTCTCTTGTAATATCAAAAGATGCTGAATAAACATTAGCATCGCCAAGCACTGCTTCTGCAGCTATGCCGTCTGCTGCTCGTTGCGAATATCTAAAAGTAAATCTTGGATATTTAAGTTCAACTTTTTCGTTTTTTAAGCCATCGTCTACTTTGATCTCGCCATCTTCATCAAATGAAGCGGTTGTTGAGCCAAGCAAGTCGCCTAGTGAATTCTTAGCTTGATGAATATTAACAATATAAGAGTATTCTAATACCGATTCTTCATAAGCAGCATAAACATTACCTTCAGTTAGCTCAACATCGAGTACATCGCCGCCTAGCTTCTTATAAACATAAGCAACCTGATCTTTGGCTGCATCGACAAATGTAGATTCATTTTGATACACCCCATAAGGAAGTGTAGATATAACATTATCTGCATTTCCAGTTACTGGCAAGATGACTTTACTCAAAGTGCTGGCTGGTGTAAGAGTTGGCTTCGCCATTATAGTGTACTCCTCGTATCATAGTAATTAGTTGAGTGGTAAAAAGAAAACCCCCCAACCAATTGGAAGGGGGGTTTTAATTTTGTTGCTTAATAACTGCTAGTTATCAAGTGGATGCAAACGGAGTTGCTTCAGAGCCACCACTTTGATTAAAAACACCCTGTACACTCCATATGTCGGCTGCTATATTTGTGACTGTAAATCTGCTACCGGGTTTACCAGTAGCAACACTTGAGAGGCCAATGAAATCAAAACCGTCACCTTGTGCGGCATTCCAAACCTTGGGCGCGCCGTCGCCATCATCATCTGCTCCAATTATATTACCAACTAAATCTTCATTAGTCGTATCAGAACAGATAACCTTTTGTCCAGTG